AGGCTCGCCTCGCGCAATTGGGGCTGCTGACTTCAAACTATTTAGCGACGCACAACGAAAAAGCCCCTGGAAGCTTTCGCTTCCAGGGGCTTGATCTTGTATGGCGGAGAGATAGGGATTTGAACCCGCCCAGTCGGACGATCAGGGCTGCTCAGGCCAGGTTCTACAGGGTTTGCCAGTTCTGAGAGAGGCCACGTAAGGCCTGATACGGCCCAGATTTTGCCCTAATTTTGCCCTAAGAATTGTCCCCAATGATATTGTGGGGTCTCTACTGACCAGCTACCCAGGAGGGGACGGCGTATGAGCGTAAATATAGAGGTTTTGGAGCAACTGCTCGACAAGGGCGAGCTTGAGAATGAAGATGCGAAGGTGAGCGGGATAGCCAAGCTCGCCATCGACAAAGGCTTCGACCATCTGACCACAGCTCAACAAGCGGTCCTAGCACCTTTCCTACAGAGGTTATGCGGCGGGGTGAAGGACCCAGGCGGCCATCACAACGAGTGCCGGACTGTTCTAGAAGGGAAAGAGTTGGCAACCGCCCTGGAGCAATCTGGGTACTACGGTGAGGCTCTCTGTGAGGACTGCATCAACGAATCTGAGCAATACTCAAACGAGTGGGACCGGATCAACCGAGAGTAAATAGCTAATCCCTTCATTCCCCGTTGTGCGGCAGTAAAGTACGGAAACGCTTCCAAGCCCAGCGGCATTCGGGCTTGGGCGCTTTCTGCATTAAAGATTCAATCTTGAGCAGTGTCGATTCACTATCGAGCGGCCGAGCCACACAAACAGCTCGTTAGCTATAAATCTGCTGTGACTTTCTGACGCTGCCGGTATGCCTCGCGCTTAGAGCCTATACTCACAACAACGTTTTTGAGATAATCGTCTCTCCTTGATTGATTTGAAGAGCTATCCTCGTGTGGCATCCCGGCATGATTACGAAGCTCTTCCGCCAGCTTCGACGCCGTAAGGCCTAATTCTGCGTAACCATCTCTCCTCGTCCAAAAATAATCCGTATGATATGGAGGATCCCATTCATACTCGCTGATTTGCGCTAGCTTATCACGAAGCTGCCTCTGCCTTTCCGGGAGGCATAGAATCTGAAACATTAGTCTTTTGGGGAGCAACTTCCAATCCACGGAAAAATCAAAGGGCCTGAACTCAGGGGCAGGGATAGTTACGGCATGCTCTTCACCATCAGCACCCGCCGGCCTACCAGATTCAGTCCCACCATCGCTTGCGACACTTGCGCAAGCATCTGCAAAGCTTTCCAAATGAGAAACCGCAACAATACATAAATAAGCAACATCTTCTTTCCGCTTACTTCTGGACGTCACATACTCCCTGATTGCGACGAGGAAATTACCGAGCACTACACCACTAATACCAGCCACCGCCGATATTACTGCTGAAACATTCCCAGAATCCATAAATCCCTTAACTCCCAGTGAGACCATCACCCAACATGCAAAGAGCCCAACCACCCATGAACTCAGCCTCGCCGCTAAACGTTCGCAACCCTTCGAGATGAGTACTTGAGCAGCTTTCCGCCGTAAACAGATTTATAATCTAATTCCAAATAAAGAAGTCCCGCCAAATAATCATCAACATCCCCAACAGCAGGATCATACTTCACAGTGCACACCTCGATGGTTCTACCCACCGGCAACACGAATTCCGGATGGAAAAACTCATGTCCAACCAATTGGCAACCGGGAATGCTCTGAAAAGCTTTAACAATCACTGCTGGTCCTTCTCCTTCAATACGTTCACCACGACAGAACGCCCTTCCTGCGGTAATAATAGCGGGACCGAGACCGTCATTGCAGATTGTCAATGCATATACATGCTCATCGCCCCACTTAGCATGCCCACCTAGATAAGGCTGCACGCTCAATATGTTATGCTTGCGTGCAAGATGAGCCTGCCAAAAAGTTGCGACCAAGGCTACCAGAGATATCAGAATGGCAACCCAGGCGGCCATATCAGAGCTCACCTCACAAAATGGACAATAGTAAGACACATCGTATACCATTTTTTCACCCACGCCACTAAACCGCCAAACTACACCAACCACTTCTTCCGACTGAGACAAGATTTTCTGTCTGCAAGAAGAAAGTAAAAGAAATCTTCATAATGAGGGATTACCATTTTTGTTATTCCCTTAGACCTTTCGTACGCCCTCCCCCTATCCGCCATCTCTCCGAGCAAGTAGTACGCTGGGCGAAACAATTCAACGATACGCCAAATAGCCATCGGCCCCGCCTTCCTTGTAACATTTTGAATTTGCAAGATCTCGAACTCATTCAAAGGATGCCCAGTCTGATCTTGATGCACAGTAAAATTATTGCTATTCATACCGAGGATAATCCGCATATCTATACTTTCACGTCTGGCACAGCTGACTGAATCCTCATAGATCTCTCTCAGAATGTCCATCCACTTATATAGAGGACTTACGCTCATCTTACGAGAACAGATCTCGTCCAAATTATGATAACGAGACACCATGGCAAATTCAGAGAGAAAATCAAGAATCTCTTTATCACTGTCAAAGCCAGCCGCACCCCCAGCATCTACACAGTACTTTTCGATCAACTTGGACATGCCATCATAAAGAGCAGAAACATCATGACCATACGACTTAAGCTGACCTTTCGAAGGAGCCCGATAATCATTATCCAGCATGAAGTCGGTCAAAAAAACCAACTTCAACAGCCGCTCCACCCCAATGGATACATTAAAAAAACCCTGATAAAAATACCCATCTAGATTTGCGTAATAATTCGCTTTCAACAAACCCTCAAACCCGGACAGTAACGCTTGCTTAGCTAGATATGATTCTTGAACCAACAAGTTAAATTTACTATCGAAATCCAGCCTATGCATTACTTTTCCTTAAATTTGTGATTGATACAGCATAGCCCAAGCTGTTGCAAAGTTATGTAGCAAACATCGTCAACTTTTCGCGTGAAAATCATCTGTCTCGGCCTGGACATGGGGCACGTCTTGGCTCGTCCCGACATTGAGCCTGTGGAGATCCTTGTAGACACCGCCGCCTGTCAGCGATTGGCCGAACTAGCCTGCGACGCGCAACCTTAATCACGTCATCTATTCCATGGTAGCGAGTCTCCTCAGAACAATCCGCCTAGCGAAGACGGCTGCCAGTTCATAATTACCAATTCGCCGGTCAACTCCGCCTTACCCTGCCGCTGGTTCGTGTTGCTGTAGCGGATATCCAAGCACTCAAAGTGAAAGCCGTCGAACGCCCGCCGAATTTCCGGGTGATCGTTGATGCTGACCATCACCCTGCCCTTGCAGCGCCGCATGAAGTCGGCCATACGCTCGTACTCCTCGAACGGAAAGTCCACACCGTAGCCAGCGGTCTGCCAATACGGCGGATCCATGTAGAAAAACGTATGCGCGCGGTCGTAGCGCTCGGCACAGTCGAGCCAGGAGAGATTCTCAACGTAGGTGCCGGCGAGGCGCTGCCACGCGGCAGACAGGTTCTCCTCGATGCGCAACAGGTTGATGGCCGGCCCGGTGGTGGCGGTACCGAACGTCTGCCCGGTAACCTTACCGCCAAACGCGTGTTGCTGAAGATAGAAAAACCGTGCCGCACGCTGGATGTCGGTCAAGGTTTCAGGGCGTGTGATCTTATGCCACTCGAAGATCTGCCGAGAGCTGAGCGCCCATTTGAACTGGCGGACGAACTCCTCCAGGTGGTTCTGCACAACGCGGTACAGAGTGACCAGGTCACCGTTGAGATCGTTCAGTACTTCCACCGGTGCGGGCTGGGGACGCATGAAGAACAACGCGGCACCGCCGGCGAAGACTTCGACATAGCATTCATGAGGGGGAAAGAGAGGGATCAAGCGGTCGGCCAGGCGGCGTTTGCCACCCATCCAGGGGATGATTGGAGAGATCATAGGATTGCAAGTCTTTACTGTATGAATAAACAGGTGTTAGCCTAGCAGCGCTTTGTGCACAAGGCAGGAGTCACGGCTGGACTTGCAGGCTGGATCTGCGGGTTCGGTGAGCCAGACTGGATGTTGACGCATCAAGTCTGGCTCACTCCTTTTATAGCAAAACAGAATTGGACAGAGCTGTCAGAGCAAACTCTTCTAGGACGAAAAAATGACAATACGGGAAAGCCTCAACGCACTCAACTTGCCAACGGTAATTGCATTAACCGTATCAATATTTTGCACGCTAGCACCAGGCTCGCTGATCATCTATAACTTCAATGAAAACCTCTTTTTGAGCCTTGACCTATTTAAGCTTCTTTTACTGAGCGCAGCCATTACGATACCAGGCGTACTTACCCCTTACTTAATATCAGTGGCCGGGCCTCTCGGCGCAAAGTTCACCGCCGAAGAACTTCAAGGCCTCGACCACTTGGCAATATTAACCAAACATGGAGCAAACAGCGGGCTTAATATCTACCTATCCCTAACTGCATCATACTTTTTCGACTTACAATTCAAGGGATTCTTAATCATGTACATAGTACTCACCGTGATCACTGCAACATCCGAACTATTCTCAGTAGTTATAGCTAAGTACAAAGCCTTATCTAACCACTCTAACTAGTTCGTTGATGTAACCCTGACAGGCCTGCAGAGCGATCACTCCTCGATCGCCTTCGTCGGTGATGGCGACAATTCGTTGAGCATGCGCAGGGTCAAGTCGGGCGCGAACGGTTCCATGAACCACGCCTCCGGTGCTGGCGGCTTCTCGCATCCGACCGTCACAACCCGGGGTGGCAAAGGCTCCGGTGTCGACAATGACTGACAGCCGCAAGTCAGTAGTAGCCAGCCTGTCACGCAGGCGAGCTTGAATCTGTTGTGCATCGTTCATCTCCTTCCAATGTGTTTTGCCCTGCTCCTGCAGGCGATCTTCCAGGGCTTGTCGCTGACTTTTCTGCGCTGCCAACTGCTGCAAGGCTGCAGCTGCTGCCTCCTCACGTTCACGACCGTAAGCCCGATCCTTATCCGCCAGCTGCTGGACATAACCTGTAGCCTGCTCAGCCAGCTGCTTTCCGTAATCGCTGGCCTGCCACACCCAGGCCCCACGCCCGCCGGCATAGAGCCCGACCGCTACGGCCAGAAGTGCGATACGCCAATGCAGCGGCATTACTGCAGCACCTCGAGCGCACGCTTGTAGAGCGCCTGGCGATCCTTCAACCCATTCAAACCACCATTGATACGGCGGGTGATCAGCTCGAACACCGAGTCATCGGCCTGCAGCACCTTGTCAGCGAGGCTATTGAGCCCCGCCCGCTGCCAGTACCAGCCGGCCGACAGCGACGCGTAGACCGGCTGCTCGAGCAGGTCGGGGGTGTTGAGCAAGCGGCTGTCACCGAACAGCGCTTCGCTGCAGGCCTCGTAGTTGTCGCGGCCGGTGATCTGAATGAGCCCACGACCACGGTACCGCTGACCATCACCGTCAGCCGCCGGGGTGTTGCCAAGGCGCTCCGCCAGCCGCCCGGTGTCGTACTTGGCCAGGTAGGCATCGTTGCCGAGCTCGCGCACATATAGCAGCTGGCCTGACTCATGGCCGACTTGCGCAAGAAACGCAGCCATACGCCGAGGGGTGACGATCGAGTACTTGCCCATTGTGGCGTTGAGGCCGGGAACAAAAACGCCGGCTTTGCGGCCGGCGTTGGGGAGGATCTGCTGCAGCTGTTGTACTGAGATAGCCATTGTTCTCTCCAGTGATGGCCGTGAGCGGCCATAAGGGTTAGAGCTGCTCAACTTTGAGCGGCTTGTCGTCTTTCTTTTTCTTGCCAGAGGCCTTCGCCTTGCCCTTCTTGCCGCCGTTACACTCCACGGTCGTGGTCCACCCGCTGGCCGTGAACACTTGCTCCACGCTTTCCACCAGGTACTCGCCATCGAGCCCCACCTTGAAGCCCTGGGCATTCACCGCGCACTCCGCGAAAAGGTCGTGCCGGCCCGCCATCTCCAGGCGCACGCCGGCGGTGCTGCGGTTGAACGCGGCCAGCCGCGCCTTGGCGGCCTGTGTGGCAGCAGTCTGGTTGGGGTAGATATGGCGGTCGGTGTGAACCGGGGGCAGGCCGTCTGGCGATTCGTCGTTGTCCAGCTGGACCACCTTCAAAGCGCCGGTCTTCTGATCCTGGTGCTGGGTTTTCACTGCCTTCTGCGTGCTGCGGTCGCTTAGCCGGAACTGATAGCGGGACACGTCCGTCTTGTTGACGGTGATGACCTGCAGTGACTTGCCCGAAGTGCTCTTCCCACCCTGTCGAGGCATAACCAGCAGCTTGCCCTGGGCAATCTTGGCGGTGCTGTCGTACTGCCGCGCCAGGCGCGTGACGAAGTTGAAGTCCGACTCGTTGCGCTGATCGATCCGTTCGACCTTGGTGGTGACCGGGCAGACCCCCTCCCACCCATTGCGCTTGGCGATTTCAGCGACGATCTCGGACAGCGGCACATTCTCCCAACTGCCGCTGCGGATGGTCTTACCGCTGCCGCGCATATCGCTGGCCTTACCGCGAATGGTCAGCTCATCCGGCGGGCCGGATA